ATGCTAAGAGCAGGGTCTACGATAATCCAGTCGCTCGGCTGCTATCGAAATCACCCAATCCGAAGATATCGAGTTTCACATTCCGCGAGACGCTGATGGGTCATGTCTTGACGTGGGGAAACGGATACGCTGAGATAGTCAGGGATGGATCAGGAAATCCGGTACAACTGTTGCCTATTACGCCCGATCGGGTTCGGGTCGATTATGACTCTGAGGGTAATGTCAAGTATGTTGTAGATGAACAAGTCACCCTCCGATCGGATGATATGTTTCATATCGCAGGTCTCGGATTCGATGGCCTCGTCGGCTACTCGCCCATTCAACTCGCAAAAAATTCGATCGGCCTCGGCCTCGGCGCCGAACAATTCGGCGGCTCGTTCTTTGGTAATTCTGCGAGGCCTGCTGGTGTGTTGAGTCACCCGTCGAGACTGAGTAGAGAAGCTGCTGAAAATCTACGCGAGACGTGGCGGCAGGCATTCTCCGGCGTTTCGAATGCGGGACGTACGGCGATCCTCGAGGAGGGGATGTCATGGCAGGCGCTCGGACTGAGCAACGAGGATGCACAATATCTACAAACTCGAGAATACCAAATTACAGAAATCGCCCGATGGTACGGGATCCCGCCGCATATGTTAGCTAGCATGAAGAATGCCACTTTTAGCAATATAGAACATCAGGGTATCGAATTTGTAACCTATAGCCTGCGGCCTTGGCTGGTGCGATGGGAATCCGAGATCGCAAGAAAACTACACTTCGACGATACGTACTTTTCAGAGTTTATAGTCGACGGCCTGCTACGCGGCGATACCAAGACTAGATATGACGGTTACAGAATCGCAAGAGAGACGGGCTGGCTCAGTGTCAACGAGATTCGAAGCCTAGAAAACCTCAACCCAGTAGAGGGAGGCGACCAGTACATACAACCCCTGAATATGGGAACCGTCGTCGATGAGACGGTCATCGAAGATGAGGAAAGAACAAACTCCAGGGCGCTCCCCAGGGCGCACAGTATTTCTTCGATAAGCTGGGCGACGCCACTGGTGGAGGATGCGTTGTTTCGAAGTAAAAGGCTGCAACAAAACGCAGAGCGTAAAGCGCAAGATCGCAAGGGCGAACATTACGACGAGTGGCGATCGAACTGGATCGTAAACGATCTACCGGCGACAGTGATCGAGATACTCTCTCCAGCGATCGAAGCGGTAGCAAGGTCGAACGGTTGCGACCAAGAGACGATCGATAATTTTCTCGATCTTGTAGCGCATAGATGGATTCACACAAACAAGGGCGAGAATCAATTCGCTTCGCAGATCATAGGGGAGTTGACAACATGACCACGCAAAAAAACCAAGAGAGACGTAGCCTACTCATCGACGATGCAGAGATGAGATTCTCCAGCGATGATGATAGCCCCACGCTCGAGGGCTATGCCAGCGTATTCGATACGCCGTACAACCTCGGCACATTCTCTGAAGTTGTGCAGGCTGGTGCCTTTGCTAGAGCGATCAGCGAAACGCAGGACGTTCGAGCCTTGATAGATCACGATCCTGCAAGAGTCATCGGGAGAACCAAGAACAATACGCTCGAACTTCGAGAAGATGATCGGGGACTGTTTACAAGGATCCAACTACCGGATACACAGCAGGGTCGAGATTTAGCAACACTGGTCGAACGGGGCGATCTTGACGCGATGAGTTTCGGTTTCACCGTAACGCAGGATAGATGGGAGAAGAAGGACGGCCACAACACGCGATACATTCAGGACGTAGACCTCTACGATATCTCGGTCGTCGCCTTCCCAGCTAATCCGGACACAACACTCGCGCTTCGAAGTCTCGAGGGCGACCAGTCGATCGATCTCGATATGATGCGTCGGCGGTACAACATATTGCTACACAACCTACGATCGAATTCTTGGAACGGTGCAATATAATGCACCGACATACGTTGTAATATCAACGGCTCCCTCGCGTACGCCGATGCGACCGAGACGATCCGAAACTCAATCTAACAAGTTTACGCCTACGCGACTCTTGCGGATTCTAGTGCTATCAGTACAGACTCGCAACGAGTCGCATTTTTTACATTGAAGGGACAACACAATGGCCGAGCAAACGGTTACAGAACTAAAACAATTACGAGCGAAAGCGATCAAGGAACTCCGAGACATCCTTGAAGTCGCATCGGCAGAGGGTAGGCCGCTATCTTCTGAGGAAACAGAAAAGTATGATCGAATCGAGTCCGACGTTGACGCATTCACGGCGACAGTGGACAGAAGAGAAAAGCAACTTCGAACCGAGTCGGCGATCAAGGATACAGTAGGCGAGGCTCGAGTCTCATCCAAAGCGATGACACAGCACGAGCGAGCAGCGTCGCCCGAGTATCGCAACGCCTTCGAGAAGTACATGAGATACGGCAGCAACTCCCTAGTTGGAGACGAGGCTCGAACTCTCACAGAGGGAACGGATTCAGAGGGCGGCTACCTTACCGAAACCATCCTCGAGCGCCGACTGGTGGAAACCATCGCCGACGCTAACATCATGAGACAACTCTCGACAGTTGTAAGCACAACATCGGATCGCAATATCAGCGTTGTTGATACTGTCGGTGCAGCCGCTTGGGTCGCCGAATCAGGAACCACAAGCGCAGTCGATACAGTCTTTTCGCAAACTAGCTTGGGCGCCTATAAAGCGACAACCCTGATGCTCGTTTCCGAAGAGTTATTACAGGACAGCGTATTCGATATCACGTCGTTCGTTTCCTCCATATTCGGCCGCAGGCTCGGAGAACTGGAAGAAGCCGCGATGATCGCTGGTACAGGCTCAGGCCAACCAACCGGCGCCGTAGAGGGTGCAGAAACAGGCCACACGCTGGCCACAATCAATACGTGGACAGCGGATGACTTGCTTGATTTTCAGTATTCCCTAAAGCGACAGTATCGCAGAAATGGATCCTTCATTTTCAATGATGCATCAATCAAGGACATCAGAAAATTGCAAGACGCGAACGATCACTTTATCTGGCAGCCATCGCTTCAAGCAGGCGAGCCGGATCGATTGCTCGGGAACCCGATCTATTCAAGCTACGATATGGCCGTACCATCGGACGATCCATCTTCCAAGTGTGGATTGTTTGGGGACTTCCGTACCGCTTACTACATTGCAGACCGTGGGGGGACATCCTTCCAGCGGTTGAACGAGTTGTATGCTGTTTCGGCGGGAGCAGAAGGTTTCCGAGCCTACCGCAGGGTCGACGGTAAAGTCGTTTTACCTGAAGCGATGAAGGTATTACTCAACGCGGCGTCATAACCGCTATCGCTGAGGGAGTCTCTCAGAGGCTCCCTCAGTTTTTCTATGCTAGTAAAGATGAGAAAAACGGTAGAGATGAGTTGCACAACCTATAGATCGGGAGAGGTGTACGAATTCTCTAACAAACTCGCCGCCCGTATCGTCGCTATGGGCTGGGCGGTTCCGTTGAAAGAATCCGCGACCCGATCACCGGCTGCAAGAACCGCAACCAGACAGAAAGTTATCAAACGATGAGCCTTGTACAAACATCTCCGCCAAGCGTCGAGCCTGTAACAACAACGAATCAAAAAGACTGGATGAGAGTAGACACCAGCGACGAGGACACGCTGATCGGGAACCTTGCCTCGGCGTCTCGCGCATACATCGAACTCAGCACCGGCCGGCAATTCATAACGGCAACTTGGCAATACAAGGTATCCACGTTCCCCGCAGGCGTTGATCTAGTGTTGCCGATATCTCCCCTGCAGAGCGTATCCTCCATCACGTACGTTGATACGGATAGTGTGACGCAGACATGGGATAGCAGCCTGTATACGGTCGACACGGCCAGCGATGTCGGCAGGGTAAGGCCGATCTACGACGAGGACTACCCGATCGTTCGCGGTTATGCGGATGACGTTACCGTCACATTCATTGCAGGCTATGGCGATGCTGCAACCGACGTCCCTGATCGCGCACTTACTGCCATAAAGTTGCTTGCTGCCAACTGGTTCGAGAATCGAGAAGCTAACACGCCTATATCATTGCAGGCTGTACCTTCAGGCCTCGAGACTCTTATCTGGTCGTTGAATGACGGGGTAGTCTTATGATGGCTGGAACATTACGGAATCGGGTCGCACTTCAAAGCGTCGGATCATCATACGACGATTATGGTGACCTTAGCAATTCATGGTCGACCGATGCGACTGTTTGGGCTTCTGTGGATCCTGTATCTGGACGCGAGCGAGATATAGCTGGGGAACTGACGGGAGTTGTAACGCACGTGATAAAGATGCGATACAGGTCGGGAATTACTGCAACGAATCGCATCGTATTCGACGGTAGAACTTTTGAGATAGAGAGCGTACGCAACTGGCATGAACGCGGCATTTTCTTAGAGGTGCTGGCTAAAGAGGTGACGACATGAGTGTATCAGCAAGCATCGACAAAATCTCGATGAGAATGATCGAGAGACGGCTCAAGAAGTTACCAGCAAACGTACAGCGCAACCTATCGAGAAAAGCGCTCAGAAAAGCGATGGCTATGTTTCGGAAAGATGCAAAAAACAGCGCTCCCAAACTTACCAATCGTCTCAAGAAGTCGATCAAAAGCAAGGTATCACTCAAACGCACTGGCGAGATGACCGGCCGCGTATTCGTCAAGACTAGGGGAAAGAATACGGCTCCCCATGCTCATCTCGTCGAATGGGGCAGTACAAACAACTCGCCCAGCAGATTCATGTCAAGATCATTCGAGAAAAACCGCGAGCAAGTTATAGCGGAATTCAAACAGGTTTTGCTCCAAGAGATAGCGAAAGTTGCGAGCCGATGAGCCTAGAGAAAGCAATACGAGCCGTACTCATCGCCGACGAGGGAGTCAATGCGCTAGTGGCGTCTCGCATATACCCGCAACGTCGCCCGATGGGAACTGATCTACCAGCACTCATCTACCAGAACGTTTTTAGTCATCAAGTAGAATCGCTGGATGCGCAGGGAGTGATTCGTCGGACACGACTGGCGATCGAGTGTTTAGACAATACGTACGGGGATACTAAAACCCTCCGCGATGCTGTGGAGGCAGCACTCAACGACTATGCAGGGACAGAGGAAGATGAAACAATACACAGCACTCGCCTCGAGAGCGCTGTCGACATTGACGAGGAACTCGAACCAGCCGGATCGTTTGGGGTCTTTCGTACCATTATGGACTACGTTATCTGGCACCAATAACCACGAGAGAGGATTTTTTTTATGGCGGCAATTACAGCTCAGGGAACAACTTTTACATACAACTCAGTAGCGATCGGCGATATTGTCTCGATCTCTAGCCCGAGCCTCACGGTGGCGACGATCGACACGACGAACATTGCATCGATCTATCGCACATTCTTGGGCGGGACGATCGACTCGGGCGAGATGAGTCTCGAGATCATGTACGATCCAAACAGCACAGCAGGCGAGGCCTTAGAGGGAGAATGGAAGGCGACAGCCTCGGCAGCACCGGTCGAACGGCAATGCGTCATCACGTTCAGCGATTCATCGGCCTACACCTTCAATGCAATACTGACCGGCATGACTGTGAATATGGCGATGGATGCCGTTACTACGGCCAGTCTTTCGTTGAAGGTATCGGGCGCGATTACGGTATCCGGATCCTAATGCTAGATAGAGACGGGATTCTCAAAAGCGACGATCTTCCTAGAGAACTGGTCGACGTTCCCGAGTGGGGCGGCGAGTTGTATGTTCGAACACTTACAGGATCGGAGCGGGATGAATTCGAACAATCGATGGTTACTGGCAAGGGTAAGACTAACCTCGACAATGTTCGGGCGCGGTTCGCAGTTTTGACGATATGCGACTCAGAGGGGAAGCGTATCTTTAGGGCTAGTGACGCGGAAGCGCTGGGCAAGAAGTCGGCTGCAGCTCTTGGGAAGGTGTTTGACGTCGCGTCGCGTATGAACGGATTCTCTCAGCAGGATGCGGAAGAACTCACCCAGTCTTTTTAGCGAGGCCGGAGCGGCGTTTTTACTTCAAGTTAGCACTGGCCTTGGGAATGACTGTGAGGGAGTTACTCGCAAGAATAGACTCGAGAGAGTTGGCCGAGTGGATCCAGTTTCATTGTATGTCACCGATCGGCGACGAGCGCGGTGATCTTCAGGCTGGCATTGTTGCAGCGACGATCGCCAACTGTAATACAGGAAAATCAGGCAAGGCATTCCAGCCGATCGATTTTATGCCCATAACGGACGGGGAAACTCGAACTAGCGAGCAATCCAGCGACGATATGAAATCCATACTCGATGCAATGGTAAAGGGGTAGCATGGCAACGGTAGGCAATCTATTTATAAACGTAAAGGCTCGAACCGCTCCATTCACTAAGGGGATGAAGAGCGTTCGAGGAACTATCACCCGCCTCGCGGGTGGTTTTGTTGCGCTTGCCAAGAAGGCCGCTTTACTCGGTGCTGCAATGGGGGCGATCGCGTTAGGCGCTATGGTGTTGCTCACCAAGAAGGGACTCGCCGCTGTAGATGCGATGGCCAAACTTGCGCAGAATGTCGGCAGTAGTGTCGAGTCGATTCAAGTCTTACAACACATGGCTACGCTCGGCGGGGTATCTGTCGAGAAGATGGACAAGTCTATAGCCAAGATGGTCAAGAACATAGGCGAGTCGTCAATGGGGATAGGTACTGCTACGGATGCCCTCAAGGAACTCGGCCTCAACGCGAACGAATTAGCGAAGATGCGACCGGAGGTCATGTTCGGTGTACTTGCCGACGCGATCAGCAACGTCGGCAATCGTGCCAAGCAGGGGTCTCTTGCATACGACATATTCGGGCGAGCCGGTCAGGAGCTGCTCGTTACGATGGACGGCGGGTCTGCAGCTGTTGGCAAGATGTCCAAAAAATTGAGGGATCTCGGGGTAATCATCGGAGACAAACAGGCGCAAAGGGTCGAGAAGGCAAACGACGCTTGGGCAGATATAGGGCTGGTGTGGAAGGGACTCGGAAACCAATTAGCAGTCGAGTTTGCGCCGATGCTTACCTTGATCGCCAAGGCGATTATCGAATTTGTAAAGAGCGTAGGGGGCATGGGAAAAGTCGCCGAATTTATTGTAAAAGCGTTTTTCTATGCTGGCTCAGCTGTCATGGATGTTATACGAGCAATGCATATAGGATGGCTCGGCCTCAAGACGGCGGTCGTCCAAGCCGGAGGCGAGATGGCAATGGCGATAGCGTGGTCTGCACAAAACATCGCTGAGTCGTTCCAGTGGATGCTCATCGCGGCGATAAAATCGAGTCAAGGTATAGCTACGGTGATGGGGTTCG